GGGCCCCGGATTCTTTCAGATAATAGATTAAATACAGAAGCCGAAGCAAACGCCGCCCGAGCTGCTGGCGCCGTAGCTGTAGGCGCCGCCGCCGCTGCCGACACCGCAGAAGGTGCCGGAGAGGGTCACAAGAGGCGAGCGCTCCCACCACCAATTCGCAGAACCTGCGCCGTTCGCGAGGTTTTTAATACGGCTCGCGTTATCGGTGAAAATCGGGTAGGTTTCACCTTCGTCCTTGTAGACGTCGGTCGTCGTTCTCAGGCCGTTCTCAATCGGAGAGAACAGAAAGAGCTTCATGCTCTCCGTCTTGATAGTCGTCGACTGCTGGCCGGCAGAGGTCTTTTTGTCGACCGGCTTAATGAGAGAACGCAGGTCCTCGGGGAGAGCAGGGAAAATTGTGTTTTCCAGCCATGAATACAGGGCGCTTCCCGTAAAGCTGCCGGCGTTTGTGTTCGTACTGTTCATCTGTCTCGTTTCGGCCATAAGGTGTTTCATGCCGAACGTAATACCGGCCTTGCCGCCGCCCGTCAGATTGTCGTGATTAAAGCCGTAAATCTGGAAGGTAAGCGTTTCGCCGTTGACAACAACATCAAGCTCGTCTCCGACCTTCCAATAATTTTCAGCGTTTCCGGCCGCAGCTACCGCCGCAATCTGCACCCAGGAGTTTTCCGCGAGCGTGGTCGAGATAGTGTCGACATAGCCGTAATACACGCCGTAGTAGCTGCCGGTCGTGATTTTCTTACTCTTGCCGGCGCACTGGACCGTATAAGTGGTATTTGCGGAGGGAACGGCGACGACCGCCGCGAGGCTGTCCGGTACGGTGCCGTTATAGGTCGTCATGCCGGCGCCCTTTACGGTGAAGGGCATACCCTTCATGCTCGCGCTGAACGAGATAGCCAGCATGAACATTTTCAGCTCGTCGACCGATTTCTTGACCGCGTGCGTGTTCTCGATAAGCTGCTGGATAAGCGGATTAAAGATAGTCGACGCGCTGGCAGGGTCCGAGTCCTCCAGCTTGCGAATTGTCGCATTATAAATGGGATTTGTGGGTATGGTATAATTTGCCATAGGTCAGTCCTCCTTAAAACTCGTCGTCAAACGTAAAGGTAAAGGTCACGCCGGCGTCTTTGCGTTTGACGTACATAGTTTTGATTGCGCAGAGCATTCCCGCGCTGTCCACAAGTCCGGCCTCGCTGATAGACGCGCCGGGAAGGTCCGAGGCGGGAATCGTCACAGTATAGCGGGCCGTAGTAGATACGGGATAGGTAGGCGCGGCGTCGATAGGGTATGTGCCGATAGCGTGAGTAAGAGCCGTTTGCGTGTCGGTCGGGGGGATAGGATTGCCGCTGCCGTCCACGCCGCCGTCGCCGAACACAATATGCGTGATTTTGTTTATCGCGCTTGCGCTCGACCCTTTACTCGTCGCCTTACAGAGCGCTTCTCTGCGGGCTTTTGTGATTACGCTGTTTTCGCTTGCCATGTTACAAGTCCTCCTTTATGAAGATTGGATTTAGGCTTCTTGAGCCGTTTAATATAAAATCGCCGTTAAGAGTCCAGCGGCCGTCCATAATAACGGAACCGGACAGCCCAAAGGTCTGCGAGGCTTTGAGGCCCGCAATCCTGGTCGACTCTTGACGGTAATTTTCTTTATTGCCGGCGCTCGCTTCAAATTGCATACGCGCCGTTGCCTTGAAAGAGTTTTGAATCGCAAGGCCGGTTATATCGAGCTTTTGCGGTGTAAGTCCGCCGAATATTTCAACTTCCGCAGCGTCGAGGTTCCACGAGCCGTCGAGCTTATGCGCGCCGGTCAGTCTGATACCCTGAACCTGTGTTCCGTGATTTCGGAATAAAATATTCGCGCCGAAGTCAATCGGCCTAAAGGCAAATTGATTTCCGGCGCTGAGAGCTATTTGCGCGCCCGCAGATAGCTCGTTTTTGTTTTTCAGTCCGTAAGCCGATAGCGCGAGGGCTTGTGGTGTGTAAGTCATATTGTTCTTAGGCAAAGAGATACCGACGCGAAGGTCAATAAACGGAATGCCGGGCCGGATTGAATCGAGCTCCCACGTTCCGTCAAGCACCCTTTCGCCGTCGAGCTTTATGCCGTCAACAATCAAGCTGCGGTTTTTAACGGCAAGCGCGATTTTCAAGTCGCGGAAAATAAAGCCGTTTTCATTGAATACCGATACGGGCAAGAGCTTGTCGACCATATCCAGCGCAAGGTGCGCCGGGATTCTGTTATCAAGAATAAAATGGCAGTCGTACAAATTGAAGTTGTCGCCGAAGTCTCGCGTTACAGTGATTCGTACCATTCCGCCGATAAGCTCGACGTCAATTTTCCCGTTGGTAAAAACCGCGATAAGCTCTTTGATTTCTTTCTGTCCTACATGCCCTTGCCCGAGAATAATCGCTTTAATCATATTGCGGCGCTCGGTGAGCGTGCGGGGGCCGTCATAGGTAATATGGAAAAACGTCTCCAGCTTGGCGAGAGTTTCCGCGTCGGCATAGTCGATAAAGTTATTATCTATCGCCCGAATGATACCGGCCTGAATCTCGTCGAGCTGTCCGCCCCATACTCGCCAGAGAGCGTCCATTTCCAGAACGTCTCTATACCACGCGGGGTACCATGTTTTAATTTCTTCGTAGGTGCTGGGGTAGGCGTTATCGTACAGTCGCATTGACGGCCACCTCCCCGAGAACGGCAATTTGCATGTTTGTGAGCTCTATGTTCGCGGTCTCATCGTTCAGAGTAAGTCCCGTGTAGTCGAGCAAGCCCGGCAAGCCGTAAAGTATGGAGCTTATCGCAGACACGCGGACGATAACCGTCTGGCGCTCCGGAGTATTCAGCGCGAGGTCTTTCAGGTATGCGGTTATAGCGTCCTCGGCTTCCGCTTTTATCTGTTCTGCGGTCGAGCCGCTTTTAAGCTCAGCTGTAAAGCTGATATTGATTGAAACGCTCGCCGGAGCGACCGCCGCAAAGTGCGCGCCGATATTCGCCTCGCCATCTCCGAGTCCATCGCCTACGGTGTAAGTCTTGCCGTCTACCGTTACGGTTTTATCGAGCGTAATAGGGTCGACATACTCCTGAACCTGGTCGACGACCGCTTTCGCGGCCGGCGTTCCGTCCGTCCCGATAATTACGCCCATAACGGTGTTTTCTCCGGCAAAAAGCGGGAGTATTCTCGCCCGGCCGACGCCCGGAACCGACTCGCACCAGGTTTTATAATGCTGGCGGTTTCCGTTTTCCGCCGGGCCTGCGATTTTCTCCTGAATACGCTCGCGATAATCGTCGTCGTTTTCCGCGTCCGCGCCCGGAACGATAAGCGAGCCGAATGTAGAGGAAACGAGCCCGATAACATTTTCAACCGGTACCGCCGCGGTATCTGAGAGAATATTGCTGCTTGCAATGCCGGGGGCTTCGGCCTCTAAATAAAGCGCGCCCTCGTCGTCTTGCTGTAAGGCGAAAAATAAGCCTTCCGCAAAGAAGCGGCTGCCGATGGGCGGCTGCGAATCTCCCGACCATTCGTATTCGTAGGTTGCAGGAATAGCAGGCAATCGGAAAACGCCGTACTCCGCGCCCTTGCGGTCAAGGTACTCGTCGACGGCGGTCGTAAGGAATACCAGGTCAAAGGCGGTACTGATGTCAGCGTAAAACTGAGCAATCTTAAACGCTGCGGACGCTACCGCGTCATAAAAAATGCCGCCTTGCCGAAGGTCAACCTCAGCAGGAGCGGCCGCAAGGCATTCTTCCATAATTTTTTCATAGGTTCTGTCTTCAAACAATCAAATCACCTCCTCCATAACAAGCTCTCCGAAAATCGTATTTGCCTTAAAGCGAATGTACGCCCGCTCTTTTTCAAACGAGCAAGAGAAGTCGTAAATATCCAGTATGCGGCTGTCGGCCAGGCATGCGTCTTTTACAAGGCGCGGGATTTCCGTCTCAATATACTCGTTCGTGGCGTCCGCCGCGATAATCGTTTCTTTTATCTCGCTGCCGTATTGATTATCATAAATCAGGCAACGAAAACGAGGCGTGAGCAAAGTCTTTTTGATAAACTGATTCGCCGCCTCCAGTCCGTCGCAGCTACCGAGCGAAAAAATCCGCCCGCGCTCGAGGTCGAGCCGGTAGGTCCTGGACGGCTGCTCCGCGGCGTCCTCTAACTCCGCAATCGGAATAGGAATAAAAACGCCCATCGTCACACCTCCCTGTCAAGAACATAATACTTTTTGCCCTCGTTGAAGCTGAGCAAATACACCGTATCGCCGAGCTTAAGCGCGTTATGGACTTTCAGCGTCGCGTTGAAAATATTAAACGTCGCGAGGGCGTGCTGATTGGCGCCGGTGCCGCTTACGTGCCCGCCGTGCTCGCCGTCGTTTTTCGTCTGGCTGTCGAGCGAGCCTTTTCCCAGCATGAGGTCGCAGGTCGTCGTATAGTCCGATAAATGCCGGGGAACGCAAATAAGGTTTTCAGACAAGAGGAGCTTGTCGTCATTCACAACCTGGATTTTCAACGGTGCGGCCGAGACGACCTTTCCGCGCACGACGCCCATAGAGTCCGGTATCATGCCTTGAAACATTTCTTTAATACTGGTAGGCTCTTTGATTTCCATAAGGCGCCTCCTTTCTTGCCCTGGGGCTCCCGTATCGCGTTTTTACGCCCTGGGCTTATACTTCTACTCCCAGGATATAAAAACGCGATATGGGAGACTCTGGGCTTGTTCTGGCTTGTCTTACGCCCTGCTTACCAGGTTGGCGTCGACCCAGCCGTATACGTTGCTGTTTCCGTCCACGCTCGTGTAGGCGCCGCCGATAAGGTGGTAAGGGTGTTTCGCGCCTTTCGCTACGAGCGTGCATTTTGCGGGGCCCGCCTTTCTTGAGCCGCCCGTTGGACTTCCGGCCGTAGAGCTGACATAGTGGGGGCCGCCCGCAAAATTGACAATATCGCCGGCTTTGATTTCTCCGCCGGAGCTTTCTTTTTTCTCCTGCTTCGCGATTGACAAATCTCCCGCGACGCTGAGCTTTAGATTCATGCTGTGATAATGCCCTTCAAAGGTGTGCGTGTCTTCCTCCACGTAGTAGGTCTTTGAAATGCCCAGCGGCTTGACGATAATAAACACGCCCACGCCGGTTATCACTTCGGGAAGTCCGAGCGCCGTTACGGATAGGCTCGTCGTCGCCTTGTTATTCTCGGCGAGCGTCGTGTTCACAAGCTCGGTAAGCTGGCCGGTGTTCATCTCGTCTTTTACCTGCACGACCTCCTGGAATATGCCGAGCTTCTTTTCAAGCGCCGCGTCCGTCGCCTCCGCAAGTACCGCGCCCTCTTTCGATAAGAGCTTGACGCGGGTTTTGATTTTCTCAATGCTTTTGCTTTGAGAATAGTCCTGCAAATTGACGCCGGTCTCAATCACCCATTGGAGGATATTTTCCCGGCGCTCTATCAAGCTCATTTGGTCGCCCTTGCATACGGGGTAGTAGCGAATGCCGGTCGCCTCAAACGTAAGACTCAGCGCGTCGGCAATAACGTCCCACGCTGTCGTCTTAGGTTTCGGTAGCTCGGGGATTTTATAGGCTGTATCGGCTACGCCGCTGAACGGAATACCGAAACGGGTACAGCAGTCGGCGAAAATCTCCGAGGCTTTTTTGTTCGTATAGTTGAACGTGTCTTTATTGTTCGCAAGGTAAATGCCGTTGTCGTAGGCTTTCAGGCTCATCGTCTTTCTGCCGGATTGCGATTGCTGCATGAACATGCCGCGGAAAAGCTCCTCGCCCTTCCAGTAAAAAATACATTGATGGCCTTGCTCCACGTCGATTCCGGTGCGGTCGTGCTTATAGCCGTCGTCGTCAATAAAGTCGACTTGCAGCGTTCGCGAAGACGAGCCTTTTCGTCCCGACCATTTCACCTTAGAGACAAGATTGCTCATGTCGTAGGCCGCTCCGCCTTTTATGACAATGAGCTTGATATAATCCGTCATGACGGCAACCTCAAAACCTGCCCCGGATAAATCAAGTTAGGATTCTTGATTTTGTCCGAATTGAGCTTTGCGATTTCCGTGTACCGGCTACCCGAGCCCAGGTATTTCGCGGCGATATTCCATAGGCAATCGCCTTTCTTGACAGTGTAAGTCTTTTCCTGGGCTCGGTTGTCGGTACGCGCCGGCGTCTCGGCGGGAGCGGTCGCCTTTTTTGCCTGCGTATCAATTTTTACTTGCCTTGCATGTACTTCCTTGTATTCCTTCAGCGTAAGCGAGTAGTGCAGCGAGCCGACGTCGCCGCCCTGCTCGGAATAGCTAAAGTCCTCGATAATGCAAAAAATATTTATCGTCGTTCCCGTCACGATAAAATGAACCGGCAAGTCGCTCTTTTGCCATACGGTTATCTTATCTTTCAGGTCAGACGGCGGCGTCAGGTCCTCAAACTGGACGCCTGGGAACGGCGTGGACGGGAAAAAGCTGCTGAACGATATAACAATAGCCGTCGGGTCCTGCATGATAACGACCTCGCCCAGCCCTTGAATATCCACGCTCTTACTCGTCAGGCCCTTTTTTATAGTGATTTCTTCAGGCAAAACGGGGAATCGGAGCTTTTCCTTTTCCCCGTTATAAGTTAGCCACATCTGGTACTTAGAAGGCATAGGCTCGGTCTCCTTCCTCGAAGATTTCAGAGCGGACGATTCCCATAAACGCGCCCTTTAGACGAGGCTCGACGATTTCCCATACAGTTTCTTCATCGGCGCCGGTTACGTCAATCTCGCCGCTGCCGTTTATGTCGAGCGTGATTTTCTTTTCCTCGGTCGAGCGGTAGGTCGCCTCGTTGCCGGTAAAGTCCTCGTCGCCATCCATATCCGCGCTAACAGAAACATGTCGGTCCATATCAAAGCTCGGCGTATTCAGGCCGGCAGTCCTCGCTAAAATCTGATTCGTTTCGTCGGCGGTATAGATTTCCTCTCCGCCGTTAAAGCGAACAAGCTCGGGACCTTCTTCACCGACGAGGGCGACGCCTCTCGGGGCGGATTCCGTGCCGGTCGCAAAACCTGGTACGCCTACGGTAGAAATGCCCTTACCGCCGAGCGCGCTCGCCGCCGCTCGGGCGACGCCTTCTGCCGCGGACCTTGCTTGTCCTGTCATGGACGAGATTTGGCTGATATACGCCGAAATAGTGCTTTTCGCCGCTGCCGCCGCTTCTTCGTCCATATTCATGTTGTTTACGGCTTCGTTCATGCGGTTCTCAATTTCGCCGAGCTTGTTGTTAAAGTCGGTTTGGATTTCCGCCATAGTTGTGGCCGCGTTATCCTTCGCGGTAGAGAGCTCGCCGAACTTGTCATTGATTTCCTGAATACGCGCTGCGGCCGCCTCGGGGCTAAGGTTCTCGATTTCTTCTATGAGCGCCTTTACTTGTCCGGCGCTTTCCTGGCTTCCGTCGCTTAGCTGTTCAAGGAACTTAGGGTCAAGGTCCATTTCCTGGAGCTTTTGCAGATTCTCGTTATACTCGTTGAAAAAGTCGATTTGAGACTGCCACGCTTCAATAATCGCTTGACTTGAAACGCCGGATTTTTCCTCGACCTTTTCAAAAAGCTCAAAAGTACCGTCAAGGGAAGTCCTCGCGGCCTCGTAAGCCTCGTCGTATTTCTGGATTAGCTCGTTCAGGTCTTCCGATACGGATTGAATCGCGGTATTGACGGCTTCCTCGTAAGATACGGGCGCCTGCGCCGCTTCTTCTGCTGCGTCGGCGGCATCCTGCCAAGCCTGCTCCGTCTCCTGAATAATACGGTTGTTTTCGTCAAGGGCCGCTTGGAGGCGTTCCTGCTCGGCGGTAAACGCTTCAAGGTCTTCGTAAGTCTTTTTGGATTCACCGAACCAGCCCCAGCCATGCTTGTTTTCTTCCGCAGCTGCGACCTGCTCTTTCGCTTTGGCAAGCTGTTCTTCAAGCTCTACCTGCTGGGCGATTGCTTCGGCGTAGGCTTCGGCCTGCTTCTGCTGCCGCTGTACCTCCGCTTGAGCTTCCGCCATTTTGCGCATTTCCGCAACGCTGCGGTTCAGCGAGCCGGTCGTCTTATCGTAGGTAAGCGCGAGCCCCGGCATTTGCGAATTGAGCTTGTCGACTACTGCGGACATTTGCTGCTGCTCGGAAGCGGTAAGGCTCGTTTTGCTTTGGAGCTCCGCGAGCTTTGAAATAAGCGCGGTGGAGCTCTTTTCCTCGTTGTTAATCGAGGTCATGCTTTCGTTATAGCTTTCGGCGAGTTTTTGCTGGCTCTCAATCAGCTTGTCATTCTGCGCGACAAACTCCTCAAGAGTCATTCTGTTCGCCTCGTAAACGGCTCTTGCCGCTTCAAGGTCTGCCGCGAGCTTCTGCGCGGCCTCGGAGTTTTCACCTTCGAGCTCGACGGTGCGCTCGTATTCCTCATTAAGCCGTTCTACTTCCTCGTAGTGCTGCTTAGAGGTGGCCGAGAGCGCCGCCCATTCCTCGTCGACGCTATTAAGCCAGTTGAATAAAACGACGCCTATCGCAACGAGGGCGGCAATGGCGGCGACGATAAGGGTAATAGGCCAGATTGCCGCATTTAACGCGACGCCGAAAACAGTAACCTCTCCCGTCAAAATGGGGAGAAGCGCCATTTTGATTGCGAATACCGCAAGCAGGGCGCCGATTGCAGTCGTAACGGCTACCAAAACGCCGGCAAGAACGCTTAAGGCGGTAGTAAGCGCAGGGTGTTCCTGCAAAAAGCCGCCTATCTTTTCGACGATTCCCGCAAATGCGGAAGAAACGCCGTCGACGGCCGGGGTAACGACCGACGAAAACGCGGTGCTAATACTGTTGGACGCTTTTTGCCATTTTTCTTCGAGAGTCGTCGCGGCGTCCGCGGTCTGGCTGAGCGTACCGTCTGCGCTGCTTACGGCGCTTATCCAGTCTTGAATCTCGAACTTGCCGTTACGGATTGCAAACGCCAATTCTGCGCCGGCGCGGCTGCCGAACGTTTCGACCGCGAGGGCCGTCGCGTCGCTTTCGCTCGCCATGTTCGCGATTTGCTCTATGACTTCCTGCATAGCGACGGACGCGTCTTTGCCGTCGTTGGTAAAGCCGGTAACCGCCGAACGGAAGCCCATCATAATAGAGGACGAGTTTAAGCCCTCGTATTCAAACATAGAGAGGAGCGCGATACTTTCATCTAAGCCATAGCCGAGCTGCTGTAAGGTCGCTTTATTCTGTACAATCAGATTGCTTAATTGGTCTACCGAGATACCGGACATTTGCCCGGCTGCGGAGAGCTTATCAAGCAGACTTTCGGTGTCTGAGACTTCGACGCCCCAGTTTTTCATAACCTTCGTTACGTTCTGGACCGCGCCGACGACCTCGCTTCCGGTTATCTGCGAATAGTCCATAAAGAGGGACGTTACATGGTCGAGCTCCGGCCCGGTTAAACCGAGACGCGTGTTAATCTCGCCTATAGCGCCGGCTACGGAAGAAAGGTCGTCCGTTTTCGCGTTGCTATAAACGTTCATCATGGACTTATTAAGGCCGTCCAGGGCGTCGCCGGTCGCGCCGGTCGCTTTCGCAACTACGGCCGAGGCGTCAGAAAACTCGTTCGCCATCTCGATAACCGCCTCGGTTATCTCGTTGACGAGTTTCGCGATACCCGCAGCGGCAAGCGCGGATTGAACGGCTTTCATAGAATCTTCCATGCTGTCGCCCGCCGCGCCCGCCTCTTTTTCGAGGTCCGCAAACTCTTTTTTATTCTGGTCGATAACCTTAGAGAGCTCGCCGATTTCCTTTTGAAGCGCTTTCGCTTCGTCGGAGTTTTTGCCGTACTGCAGCGCGGTGCCGATATAGGCGTTTTGCAGCTCCGTAAGCTCCGCCTCCAGCTCGGCGGTGGTCGCCTTAAAATCTTCCGTTACGCGTAAGCTCTTTTCGAGAGCGTCGGCGGATTCTTCGGCGGCCTTCGCCTGCGCGGTCAGGGCGTCCTCGGTTTTATAACCGAGCTCGACAAGCTCCTCGGTCGAATAAATGGCCTCCATAGCGGCCTTGTCGTAAGTACCGACCGCGGAGGTCCAGTGGTCGGCGGAGGAGGCGGCCGAGTCCATAGCTTTTGCCGCAGACTCCGCGCCGGCTGCCGCCTGCTCAAACGCGTTGCTCGCCGCCGAGCTTGCGGATTCCCATTGGTCGACTGCGCGGGCGCCGCTCGCCGCCATTGTTTCAAACACCGAGCTTATTTCATCTACGCCCTTAAAAATTGCCGATAATACCGCGGACATATTAGCCGCCTCCTTTCACCTTAAAATGCAGAGAATCACGCCGAACGGGGTGCGCGTTCTCGTATTGCTCGCTTGCGATATAGGCAAGCCGTTTCTGCCAGGGCCAGCCGAGGAAAACCTCCATCGGCAAATTGTGCCGCTGCCAAAGAACATGCGCCCAATACGCCTCCGAGCCCCGTTCGGCAATTAGTTTTTTGCCTCGTTAAGAACGTTCTCCTGTTCCTCCTGAGCGGGCTCGCTGGCGAGGCCGAGCGCGACCATAACGGCGCGGCTCACATGCGCGTACTCGTCAGCGCGCGGGAAAACCTTCAAAGGCATTTCCGCAATGTCGTTGCAGTTGAAGAACGCCATAAGCTCGGGGTCTTTCAGGTCGGGGTAAACAAGGGCCTCGGCGATAATGTGCTGAGACGCCTTGATATTGTCGCGCTCCACGCGGAACGCAACTTCGCCGTTGGCAATATAGGGCGTACCCTTCTTGTCAACGGCGATACTCTTGCGCTTGTAGTTGTCATTGATTTTCTGAATCGTTTCGTTGCTGAGGACCTTAATCTCCAGCATGATAGGCTTGCCGTCCTCGTCCTTAATGCTGTCAGGTCCGGGTACGGTAACGATTTCCTCGGTCTTTGCCGATTCGCGCATGAATACGCGCAGGTCTCTTTTTTGTGCCATAAGGTTATTCCTCCTTCATGATTTGCGGCGTGTGTACGCCGAATTAAACAATATCTTTCGCGCTGAAATTGATAACATCGTCGACGATTTCGCCGGCGCTGTCCAGTCGGGTCAAGGGAAGGTCGCCGGTCAGCACGCACCCGACGGCGGTAACAACGTCACTGCCGTAGTCGGCGTAGTAGTCGCTGTTTTCGTCGTTCATAATGCCCTGAATCTTGAGCTCAGGCGTGCGGTGAGAGGCGATATACTTCTTGATAATCTCTTTCAGCCAAGGCGTCGAGCGTCTGCGGGTAATGCTGCCCGCGATAGCGTAGCCGAGCCAGCGGCTGGAATTGGTCTGCTCGCCAATCTGCTTGCCGGTCCATACTTCGGGCGTGAAGTTAATGGTACAGGTCACGCTGTCCATGACTTCGATACCGTCAATAAAGACTTTGCCCTCGCGGAGCGAAATAGGGCTCTTGTTATACTCCTGAATCATAGTCGCTTATCCTCCTTATCTCGTTTTGATTGTGAAGAACAGTTTTTCGGCGCTGTCTACCGCCTCAAGGCCTACGTTGAAATAGGTCTCGTCGCCGGAGCTGCGGCCGCGGTCGACGGTAAAGTCGTTGTCGTAGTCCACATTTTTCAATGCGCCCGCGTCCTCAAACTGCTTCAGGATAGCGCGGCCGACGCCTTCCATAACGTCCCAGCCGATAGGGCTGTTGTCGTATTTGTTAGGCGGAAAATTGAGCATAAGACTTTCCGCAAACGTATCAAACACGCGGAGCACGCGATTCTTGCGGTAGGTCTTATCCTTCGGCGCCTCAAAAGAGGTCAGGCTGTTAATGTCGTACTCAACAACAACATCGCCTTCCTCGGAGAAGGAGAAGAAAAACTCGCCGTTATTGATTGCGGCGATTGCTTCAAGGTTGTTCTTCTGCCCGATAATATCCACCGCGCCGGTGTACTTGGCGTAGGTGTTGCTCTTTGTGTTGGACGCGCCAGCGTCCGCGCCGGCTACCCAGGCCGTAACCTGAGCGGGCGTCAGCTTCACGCCGCCGTTAAGCCCAACGCTGTTCGTCACATTGATAATGCCCTCGTAGTCCGCTTTGAAGTTAGGCACAACCGCCTTGCGGTACTTGCCGGCCTCCTCGCGGAGATACTTGATTTTGCTCTTGACCGCTTCATAAAGCGCAGGAGCGGGGTCGCCGTCTTCGCCGGTTGCGTCCAGCGGAAAAGCGAGAGTGTTCCAGCGAACGGACTCCGCAGCGTCAAGGAACGCAGTAATATCGCCCGCGGCCATTTCTCCGGTAGTGCCTCCGGAAAGAGTAATACCCGCGTTGATTGCCAACTCGCCAGTGCCGCTGAACTTAATCCATGCGTCGTTCTGGGCGACAAGCTCGTCAACAGTTGCGAGCCCCTCATACTGAGATACGATTGCGGTATCAAGGAAAACGGTCACGTCAAAGCCCTTTACGGGATTCGCCGTAACGATAAACCTCAAACTGTTGCCGCGCGCGCCGCCGTATCTTGCGGTCGCGGTCAGCGCTCCGGCCGCACCAGTCGCCGCCGAACCCTGATTCGGAATATAGACGATAACGGTGCTGGAGTTTTTGAACGCCTCGCGAATAAGCAGCATGTTCGGATTGTCGTCGTACACGCTGTAACCGAGCTTTGCCATTGCCACGTCGGGCGCGTCGCCGGTCAGAGTAATAAACTCTTTCGCGGGACCGTAGTCATGCGCAATAAGCGGAATGAGCACGATACCGCGCTGGCTAATCCCGATAAGGTCGTGGCGCGTGCTTTCAAAATTGATATAGGTACCGGGCCGAACTTTGCCGGCCAGGTTGTCAAAAGTGCCTCCGGCCATAATTAGTTTCCTCCTTTTTTGCTTGCGGGACGTACCCGCGTATTTTGCCATGCTTGAATCTTCTCGCGCAGCTCTTTAACGGTAAACTCGCCTTCGAGCCCGTAGGTCGCGCCGTCGAATGTACTCGGCGTAATGCCGAATATCTGAAAACAGTCGCGCCTTAAACGCTCCAAAGAAAAAACCGGCTCTTTTACGGCCGGCTGTTCGGAAGCGGGAGGGCTCTTAGGCGTCGTCGCCGTCTTAGGCTCCGCGGTTTTGGACTTTTCAACTTTGTCCATAGGTTATCCCTCCGTTTCGGTTATTTGAGATACCGCGCTGTCAAAGGCTTCTTTCGCGGTCATGTTCAGGTCGTACGTCATCATTTTCTGAGACGGGTTAACGTTATACGGCCGCGGGCTTTTCCACATAAGCGTTAGCTGCGCGGCGTTGTCGAGAGGCTTTAGAACCGGGTCCATCATACGGAATCCGCGCCCCGTCGCTTTACCGGTCTCGTCAATCAGCGGCACGACATTTTTTCGGCTTTGCAACGCGGTAAGCGCCGCGAACGCCAAAGCCTGCGCCTTCTGCGTGGTCCTGTGAAAAAACTTGACATACCAGGCGTATTCCAGCGAGTAGGTAAGAAGCGTATCGCCCGCCGAGATAATTTCAGGGGGCGGGAAGTATACGGCCGGCACAAGAAAACCTTGCGGCACATTGTGATAGTACGGCGTAGGCCCGCCGGCGCTTTCCAATATGAACTTTATCGCGCTTGCGATTTCCTGTTCCAGCATAGCGCTCCTCCTTTCAAACAAACTCGCCAAAATAGCGGTCAAGCCAGTCTTGCAGTTTCGCCTCCAGAATATCGGGAAACATTTTCTCGAATATCCTTACGGCGCTGTCGAAATAATGCGAGCCTTCTACCCATCGTTGCTTTAGCACCATACCGGTGTCTGCGCTCGGGTCATAAACGAAACGGTCGCCTTCCCAGGTGCCCGGTACAAAGCGCCGGTCTACTCCTTTTGGATTGGTCCAGTGGCCGTCGTTGACATAGGCCGCGTATTCGACGTTTGTACCGACTTCCAGCGAAAGGCCGCCGTCTCCGATTTCCCAGACGTTGCCGTCTCCGCCTTCGTGAAAACTCGCGAGCAAAAGCCGCGTGTCCATAACCTGCCGGCGAATGATTTCGTCCTCGACTACCCGCAGGAACTCGGTACCGAGCCCTTCCATAAAGAGCTCTATTTCTTTCTTGAAGTCGCCGCTTGCCGCCTGTTTCAGCCTCGCGATGAACGGCTTGAACGCTTCAAGGTTAAACTCTACGGGGGCCGCCATTATAACGGCTCCTGCGCCGACTTGCGGCTGAGCATCACAAACAAGTGGTGCGTCCGGACCTGAACGGGAATGTCGGCGGTATATTCGTAACCGCTCGACTTGTCGACGACTTTATCGTTTAGCCGTATATCCGTCCCGAGCGGCACGACCAGCTTGATTTGCGCCTGATAATCGGCTTGAGGCTCGTTCTGAACGACCACGCGCGTACCGGTTTTCACACTGAAATGACATTGCAGGTCCACAATATCCGGTGTGTCGGGGTATGAGAAAGAGGGAGAGGAGGGCAAGCCATATCCCGGCGACATATCGTCGCGCTGCATGTGATACACGTCGCACTTATGATTGAGCATTGTTTCAAAAGACATAGCCGCCCTCCTTTACAGTTTTCTCATTCTCATGTTAACGGCGTTTTTGACTTTGGCCTGTTCAGACTCGACATAATCGTCGAGCAGAGGGCCGAGGTCAAGATTCCCGATAATATACGCCGTGTCTGCCGCCGTATAGGAATAGTCGTCGAACGATTCGCTCTTGAACGTACCCGCGCCGGCGCCGAAGTCAGCCGCATACGCGGCGTAAGCCTCGGCAATCAGAATAACGGCGGTTTTGACCGGCTCCGGGATAGTCGGGGATTTTTCAGGGTCCTCAAACCGGTTGTGCGTATAGCTTATGACGTATTGCTCCGCTCTCGATATATCGACCGAGAGCTTTGCGTCCGCCCGCTCTTTCACGCTGGGCCGGTCCGTATAGTCCCGCACTTTCTGGGGAAGCACCCAAGGTCTCGCAGCCATATAACCACCTCCTTAGCTGGGCTGGCGCGGTTTATTCCTCGTCGCCGAAAAGGTCGCCGGCGTTGTCGTCCTCGGCGAGCGCCTGCTGAATAGTCGCCAGCTTGTCGGCCTTCTTGCTTGCGCCGGAGAGGTCAATACCGTTTTCCGCCGCGTAGGCGTCAAGCTCCTTCTCGGTCATTTTCTCAAGGGACTTGTCGCCGCCCTTGTCGTCGTTAGTGTTTGCTAACTCGCCGACAAAAGAAAAGTACCCGCTCGCGACAAGCGCGTCAGATACTTCTTTCTTATCGACTTCGGCAAAAGGATTCGCGGCGGTGGCCTTTACGCCGTAGCCCGTATAGGAGAGGCCCTTAATAAGTTTCAGCTTAAACATAGCCAAGGCCCTCCTTACTTAATGTTCGTGATAATCGCGGTCGCGTCAAGCTCCTCAATGACGGGGTCAGAGTCAAGGTGGACGACGTAAAAACGCTTGTCGGCCATAATAGCCTCCTTGCCCTCGACGGTCTTGCGAATCTTCACGTCGTAGGTATTTACGACGATAAGGTTCTGCGGGTCGGTCAGAATAATCTTGTCGTCGGGCATTCTCGGAACCTGAACGGTCGGAATGGACGCAGGGCTCTGATAAAGGCTGTCGGGGAAGTTAGCGCCCGCGGAAAGTCCCTTGTTCAGCAGGAAAAGCTCCCACTGCTGGGCGCGGTGCGGGCTCATCAGCCAACGAAGCTTGCCGTTATTGTACTTGTTCGGCATAGCCTGCAAAGCGTTGTAGAACATATCAAGGCTCATACCGGTAACGCTGGAAGCGTCATAAACATGGCCGCCGTTCGCAATCTGCTTAATCCAGCCGTCATTGATTTTCAGGAAGTCAACATCGGCAACCTCGCAAAGCATAACTGTGTCGGTTCCGGTCCAAGCACCGGCGGCGTGCGCGGCGGTGAACATATAAACGTTGCCGTTATACGTAACCTTGTCGCCAATCGCATACGCGGAAGTCGCGGAAAACGCGGTTGCGTCGGCTACGCCTTCGTCACCGTTCAGGTGCAGGTCCTCCATATCGATTCCGAGCTGGGTAGTCATGAGGTTCGTGATAGTGGCCTCCAGGCCCTCGCCCTCAATATTCTCGCGCAAAGTTTCCTCGGAGATTTCCCAGGGCAAACGGACCGCTTTGGTCGCATAGGTAACCTGAGAAAAGTTAGGCTTCGCGCGGTAACCGGTCACCTGGCCGGTAGCGGGGTCAACAACGGGAACGGACCCATCGCTCTTTGCGTCGACGTTCTCGGTCTTTTTACGGACGATACGGGACGCAATGCCGATTTTGTCAATCTCGCCGGTCTTAGCCTTGCGCATTTCATGACGCACAAGAGCACCGAGAGGGGTGGCCTCAAAGGTCTGCTTTACAAATGTACGGGCCTGCTCGCTGTTCAGCAAGCCGTAAGTGACGTCGCCGGTAGTAACACCGGCGGCTTTGATAATCTGCTCGTTAGTAGGCATTGATTTATCCTCCTTCTAAAATTAAAGAATGCCGGCAAGATAGTGCCGGTTTTCGTTTTTCTCGACGGGCTTCTCGCCGTTGAGATTGCTGGACAGGCCGCGGGCTTTCAGTACGGGCTCGACCGCCTTCTGTACGGCCTCCGTCACCATAGCCTGAACGGCTTCCGCTGTCATGGGCTCGTCTTTCGGTGCAAGCGCCTTCTGTACGGCCTCGGTTACCATGTTCTGGACCGCCTCCGCGGTAAGCGCGGGCTCGGCGGCCGGTGTTTCTGCTGCGGGCGCAGCGTTCGCGCCTTCGAGAGCCTTCTTGATAGACTCGTCGACCAGCGCCTGGACTTCTGTCTTAGTCACTTCTGATTCCTCCTTGTTTTCGTCAGCGAACTCCTCGAGTAAGCTGCCGAGATTGTCGTAAATAGATTGCAGGGTATCGCGGTTTTTACCGCTGATTTTCTTACCGGCCTTCTCGACCGGCGCGTTTTCAGCGAGCGCCATCATCACGTTAGGAGCGGCAAGCACCGCAATAATGATGTCGGAAAACTCCGTAAGCGCCTCGCGGATAACGGCTTCGTCCGTCTCGAACTCGCCGCGGTCGCTCTCCCAGTTATATTTGAGGAGCGTGTCCTGAAACGAATAAAAAGCGTTCCAAAAGCTGTCGCGCTTTGCGTTCTTTTCATAACGCTCCTTGACTTCGCCCTTTTCTACAACGTCAAAGCCGAAAAGCTCGGCCAGCTTCTTAAACAAGCCGCGTTTCTCGACGGTCGCGGTCAAATCCGTTTCCGTCTCACTGTACTTTCCGATTCCGCCCATAGAGAATCCCGTCACCTCGCCTTTCTGAACTTTGTTCCACACGTCAGCGTTTTCGACCTCGACGGTCATAAGCCAAGTGCCCTTGATAACGGGCTGACCCTCGACCTCCATATCGCTCGGAGCGACGTAGGTCTCGACGACCGTCACGCCTTCGACCTGTTCAAAGCTGTGCTGCAGGTCTACCTTATCGCCGTTTTTGGCGAACCAAAAAGCGGCCTTGCGGATTTCGCTCTCGGTCATAAAATTGCCGTGGGCGTCCTCGATAAGCGGCTCATAGACGATTCCCGTCACGTAGTGGGTTTCGGCGTCGACTTTCAGGATTTTCCCCAGCGTGGAAAACTGCGCCTGCCCGTCGTCCGCCTTCGTGATTAAAAACTGTCGCTTGTTCGCCGCCTTGTCGACGAGGCTCACAAACTGAATCTTTGCGTCGCTGATTTCGATTGCTTTTTCAACCTTCATGCGTTCACCTCCTTACGGCTAACCATTTTTGAAGATAAAACCGGATTTCTTGTTTCTAAGCCATATTTGGCCGGGGAACTCAAAGCCGCTTTCCTCCGCCATGCGCTTAAACTGCCGGCAAAGGTGCTCATAGTCCTCCTGGGCTTGCATTCTTTCAAGCCTCCGCTCGCGCCGGTCGTCGCGCGCAATGGCCGCGAGTGCTTTTCCCGCGCTGGGGTCGGAATAGCCTTCGCTGTTTTTGTAAAAAGTCACATTGAAAATCCCCCTCTCTGAACGCCAAAAACGCCCCGGCTATTGCCGGAGCGCTCGCTTTGCGTATTCTTATATTGTTATGGTCTCCATAAACGCGTCCCGGGCGTCCCGTACCGCGTTTTAAGAGCTTAGCCCTTAGATTTATACTCTAAGCCCTTAAAATGCGATACGGGACAACCTGGAACAGAATAAGGAGTTGCCTTACGGCCTTAAAATGATTTTGCCTATTCTTCAATACCAGCTTTCGCCTTGTTTTTCGCGTCAAGCTCTTTTTCCCAGGCTTCGTCGTCAGCGTCAATCGCTTCTTGCTGCAAGCGCTGGCGTTCCTCAAGCGGAAGGCCGAGAATATCGGCGTTGACGATTCCGCGGTGAATGCAATGGCAGTTTATGCTTTCGCCGGGCGGGAGAATAGGGTCCCGCGGATACATGGGGTAGTAGGTAACGCCGTCCAAACCCTCCAAAGTGAAGGGCTCATCTTTCGGCACGATTACGCCGCTCATGGCGACGTGATTCTCGCGAGGCGTGTTCCGGTATTCTCCGGTATGCACCCACTCTTTGCTTTCGACTGCCGGATTCTGGACGAGCGCCTCCTGCTGGGCGACCGAATGGGCTCGGAGCGTTTCAGTCAACGCCGCGGCACGGGCTCGGTATCGTTCCGAACGAATACCGCCGTCCATAAGGGCCTGCGTAAAATCGGCAACGCTCTTGCCGTCTTTCAGCGTCTCGGTAAGGAGCGTTTCGATTTCCTTATGCGATTCCAGCTTCATAAGCCTGCCGAGCTGTTCGCTCCAGTCCGCTGCCCATACGGTAGTGCGGGCCGTTATCGTTTTGACGGTCAGCTTCGGGTCTATTTGCTTGACGTACCCAGCCGCAAGGCTCGGGATATTCGCCTCAAAGTCCTCTAAAAAGAGCTTCGTAAGCTGCTCGTCTACGTTGTCACCCTCGATTATATCGGGCCAGTCTTTCGCGAATGCCTCCAGGTCAACGGCTTTCTTCGCCTTACCCTTGAAGTATTTCGTCTCTCGCTCCAGCGCGTCGGCGAGCTTATCTTCGAGAGCGGCCATTTCCTGGACCGTTTCTTTCGGCTCCGCAAAACCTGCTTCGTCCAGCGCCTCGGTCAAATCCTCGTCAGCTTTGGCGAGATACGCGTCGATTGCTTTTATTAAGGCCTCGCACCCGCTCATAATTCCGCCCCCTTCATAAGAAGTTTACGGATTTCCTTCAATACGACCGTTATTTCGTCGTCGCCACGCTCGACCGATTTTTGTATCTGCTGGCTAAGCTGCTGGTCGAGCCCCGTCATAGCTGGTGCGGCGGGCTGAGAGGCTTTAGAATAGGCGAGCGGAGTGTCGCCCCAATCGCCTTCAAAGTCCTCGGCTGTCTCGCCGATTGCGTTATAGAGAATCGACTTTGCCTTGTTCGGCGTCAAGCCGCCGGCGTTGTTGCAGACAGTCAGCAATTTATAAAGGTCGTCGGGATTAGAAATATCGGGCTCGAGGAAGTACGCCTCTACATATTTGAAGTGATACCCTGCAAGCAGCTTATTATTGATAACCCAGGCGAGGCTTTGCCGCTCCGGCTGAAATACCTGCTTTTCCGTAACCTCCTGCGCTGATTGCGCAGTAGCGCGGTTGAAGTCCGTCGTATAGCCGACGTAAAGGTCAGGAAGCTGGAACGCGGATTGCACCTTGCGGCGGTTGTTGTCGAGGTAGTCCTGGAAAAGCTCGTCTTTTTGCAGAATATCCGCCATCTTGACGACTTCCAGATTCGGCTTTTGCTCGCCCTCCATATCGGTTCTATTGTCAAGGTTTTCCGCTTCAAGCACGATAAAAGCGTGCTGTCCATTCTCACCCTTAATGTCGTTCATGTATGTTGTCAGCTTGTCAAAGCTGTCGTCGGTCAGCGTGCCGCCGTTTATCAGAATCATAAGCGGCGTATGCCTGCCCTCGGAGAAGTAACGGTTATTTAAGCTCTCGGCTTTTCTGCTGCCGTCGACATTCAGGACCGTACCAATCCAGCGAACCTCGCCGTAAGGCTCGGTACCGATAGCGAACTCAAGCAATTCGTTCGCTTGGTATTCAACGGGTATGCCTTCACCATATTCACCGGTACGGTTATCCATAACGCGGGGGTCGCCGATTTCCTTAAAGAATACCGTCTTACCGTTAAGCTGTTGCCGGTACTTGCAAAACTTCTTTTGCCGTGTGGCCGTCTTGCCGTTTACCTCATACTCAATATCGACATAGGGCGTAAGCGCGGCGGTTTTCTGTACCGACGGAATATTATTGATGAACTCAATGCCGATAACCTCGCCGCCGAGATTGCGAATAACTTCGAGATACGCGATGCCGTAAGTTTCGCGGGCCTCGATAATATCCTCGAAAATCTCTTTTGTGTCCTGGTCCATATTCAGGAACTCCAGCACCTCGGAGATTTTATCCCATTCAGCTTTCATTTCCGGCGTTTCTTCCAAGTCCTCTTTATACCGAACGCCGATACCAAAGCCGGCGATATTGTTCTTGTACGCCCTGATACACTGCGGCAAGATAGACGAGTTATTGACAAGTCGCTTGTACCCTCTGAGGTCGGTCGGCGGCGAGATAAAGCCGGCGCCGTCGCTTGTCGCGGAGGACTGAATCTCCGTACTCGTCTCCGCCTTTTGTACCGGCTCGGACGCTTTTATGATTGTTGCGCTTATGCCTCTCGGCTTGCTCATGCCTCGGCACCTCCTCTTGACTAAAATCGTGATTTATGCTATACTGTATTGTGTAAAGTTGTACCCGTAAGGAGCTATCTCTATGAACTCATTATCTAAACTCCAAAAGCAGATAATCGACTTCGGAAATAGCGTCGAGTTTAAGGAGCTCGACGCTTATTACTCGCAGCCGTCTATATTCAGCGCACTCGGCGTCTCACGACACGAGAACACGCACAGTAACTTTCTCGCGTGGCTCCTTACCCCCAAACCGGAGAAGAACGACCACAGCCTCGGCGATACGCCGCTCCGTAAGTTTCTGGAAACGCTCGCCCTCGCCTGCGCGCTTCCGCACTCGGCCGGTAAGCTCTCGCCCGAATTGTCCGGCGCGATAACGACGGGCGCGTACACGCTCTCGAATATCGTCGTCGAACGGGAGAAACATATCGGCGTGGGCCGTCTGGATATTTACCTTGAGGGCAATATCTCGTTCGACGGCTCGGAATACCCCTTGACCCTGATTATAGAAAACAAAGTCAAGTCTCACGAGCACGACGCGCAAACAGGACGCTATCTGGAAGCCCTACGGCCTCCCGTATTGCGTCCCGGGATTTTCCTAAGCGTTTTCCTTACCCCTCTCCCAAATCGCGAATACGAGCGCCTGGGCAAGCCCACGTGCGAGGCGAAAGAGTTTATCGAACTCAATTATCAGTACCTCGCGGATTATGTTATCACACCTTGCCGCGATACCGCGCCGGAGGGAAGCGTCAAGCGCTACCTCAGCGAGTACCTGCTTGCTCTCAGCCTGCCAGAGACTCGGCAAGACAAAGGAGAGATTATCATGGCTATCAGTAAAGAGGAGCGGGATTTACTCGCTCGCTTCTGGAATAAGCACAAAGATTTACTTACTGCGGCAATGCTCTCTATCGGCGATTGCTTACCCTTAGAGGACGATGAAGCCGAGGTAATGCAAAAAGCCTCCAAAGCTCTCAAAGACGCCGTACAGCGCGATTTAAGCCGCTTCTCGTGGGAATTTTCGGGGGGGGGGGGGGGGGAAAACCCCCCAAAGCCCCGCGTTTTGTTTTAAATTTTCACCAATTTTCCCCCGAAAAAACCCCCCCCTCCCCCCCCC